TTTGTTTTTTCTGATGGCCTCTCGGAAAAGGTATTGGATCAAGTAAGCGCCGGTTTCCTCGTCGCTGCTGGTGATGTGCTTTAGGAAATCCTGCACAACGTGATACAGCTCATGGACGAGCGAGCCAGTGTCCGCGGCGTCTTCAATCCAGACGACCGCTTGGCTGCCCAAGCACATCGCCCAGGCGGCGTCTGAGTCGTCGGGCTGGTTGTCTGGGTCTTTGGGGTCGAGCTGAAGAATGTTCGCACACCGCCGGATCGCCGATGACTGCGGGGTTCCGCAATAGAACTCCACAACCAGACCGAAGGTCTGTTCTCGGACGACGAACCGGCGGGTGCGTTTCATTTAGGCGGCTTTCTTGAGCCGCAGGTTCGCGTAGTGGAGCGCGAGGCGTGCCTTGAAGTTTTCCCACAGGGGTTCTGCGGAAAAGATCCACGACACCTCAAAGTCATCCGGTGACTCTTTGCCGATGCGCACGATCCCGCGGCGCTGGACTTTCATGTCCGGGCGGTTCTCGTTCCAGAGTTGCTCGTAGCCGGCCAACTGGATCTTGTGCGCGCCGACAATGGCTTTGGATGTCTTCCAGTCGAGGAGGACGATCTTGCCGTCACGGTCGCGGCTGGGTGCGTCGATGGTGCCGCCGAAGAGATACTCCTCGGAGACAAGCTGCACCTCCGGTTCGATGACAGTTAAGCCTTCGTCATCCCACCACCGCTTGAAGTTGTTGAAGGCGATGGTGGCTTTCTCGATATCCGCAGAGCTGAACTCGGAGAGGTCGGCAACGTGGTTGTGGAGAAAACACTCAATGAGGAAGTGGGCGATGGTCCCGATGTCGGCGGCCTTGTCGCGCACCTTGCGGTAATCCTGGCCCTCCATGCCGAGCTTCCACGCCCAGTGGATGAGGCCGCTTGAGTCCTCGCCGATTTTGGCGATGGTGCTGGCGCCGGGAACGTCGGTGCCGTCTTTAAGCGGATACTTCTGGTGTGCGCGGGTCTTTTCGAGGCGTACGATTTTGCGTCCGTCCTCGGTGAAGCGATCCGGCTCGGCGGGCTTGGCGGCCCTGGCCGAAGGGAGGCGGCGTTTTGCCGCCCCCCTTTTGACTGTGGTGTTTTTGGCTGGCATGGGGGTTACCAGCTAATCTCTTCGTCGTCCGTTCCGGTCTTGCGCGACTCGGGCTTGGCCTCGCTCACGTCGAAGCCGTAGGACACGGCATTGCCACCGTCGCCCCAGGTGACGAGGTCGTGGATCATGACCGCCTTCGGCTGCAGGGTGATGCCGGCGCCGAGCGTGGCCGTGTACCAGCAATACGGAACGACCGCGACTTGGATCTTGCTGCCGCCGCCTACGTTGTCGGTGACAATGTCGCCGGAGGCGTTGAAGAGCTTCGGCGCGCGGCTGTAGGTCTCGCCGTCTTTACTTTTGCCCATGGCTTTGACTTTGAGCTTCAACTGGACAAGGCCGTCGTTGTCTTCCCAGGGCGCGGCGTGGAGCTTGAGCTTGTCTTTCTTCAGCTCGGCTTTCTTCTCGGCAACAAACGCGGAGAAAAGTTCCTCGGCCTGTTTGAGGAACGGTTCGGCTTCCTCGGCGGTCAGCTCGAGGTTCACTTTGTAGACTCCCACGTCGTCGAACTTGGTGTCGGGACGGTTGAGGTGAGGATAGCGGGCGACGCCCACGGGTGTGGTTAGGGTTTTGTTTGGCATGTTATGTGGTTGGTTGTGGTTGTGTTTTTGGTTGGATAGGAAAGTCGGAGTGACGCATAAGCGTGCAAAATTCGTTGAACGGAAGCGTGACGAGCATTTCACTGTGGTCTCGGCGGTGGATGACGGCGCACAGGTCGGTGCCGGCGTCGCGGCGGGCCTGCGCGATGGCGGCGTCCAGGTCGAAGCGGGCGCGGCCGTGGCGCTTGCACTCGAAATGCCATCCGGGCAAGCAGGGCACGACAACATCAGGAGCCGAAATTCCCCACGATCCTTGGCTCACTTGCGCGCCCCGCTTGGCCGGAAATCCTTCGGCGGTCAATGCCTTGGCGACTTCGCGCTCGAAGCATGCGCCTTTCTGGCGGGAGTTGATCATTCGTTGATGACCTCCATGAGCTTGTGCGGCACCGGAAACAGATCGGCCGCCTTCTCTTCGCCCCACGGCACGTCTGGCTCGTCCGCGAAGCGGTCGCCGACGGTGTCGAAGCGGGTATACGGCGGATGCCACATGAGCGGGATGACTCCGGTGCGGCCGGCGCGGTGCTTGGCTACGGTCCACTCGGCTTCGTGCGAATCCTGCGGATTGCTTTCGGTCTCGTAATAGGATTTGCGGTAGAGCAGCGTGACGATGTCGGCGTCCGCCTCGATCTGCCCGGAGTCGCGGAGGTCGGCCATCTTGGGGCGGTTGTCGCCGCGCTCTTCGGCCTTTCGGTTCAACTGGGCGGCAGCGAGCACCGGAACTTTCAGCTCCATGGCCATGCTCTTGAGGCCGCGGGAGACGAAGCCGACCTCATTCTCGCGTGACTGCGCGTTCTTTGCGGAGAGGAGCTGCAGGTAGTCAACGAGGACGACTTTCACGCCGTGCTTTTTGACGGCGCGGCGCGCACGCGCGCGGACATCCATGATGGAAAGACCGCCCTGGTCATCGATGAAAAGCGGCTGGCCGGCGAGGCGCATGTGCTCATGCTCAAGGCGGCGCATCTCGTCGTGCTCAATGTCGCCGAGCTTCAAGCGGGTGCTGTCGAAGGATGCCCGGGCGCAGATGATGCGCTGGATCAATTCCAGCTTGAGCATCTCAAGGCTGAACAGCAGCACCGGAATGCCGCGGGCAACAAGGCGGTCGGCGATGTTGACGAGCAGGGCGCTCTTGCCCATGGCGGGACGCGCGGCGACCAAAACGAATTGGCCTTCGCGCAGTCCGCCGGTCCAGAGGTCGAAGGTCTTGTAGCCGGTGACAACGCCGCGGGGCTTGCCGCGCTCGGCCACGCTGCGGTGCAACTCGGCGAGGGCGCCGTGCATCATGGCGCTGGCGGGCTGGATGGTGTCGGACTTACCGGCAAGATCAATGTCGAGAACCGCAGTTCCGGCGGTGGCGAGCGCCTCGTCCGCATCTTGAGTCACGTCCATGGCGGCGGCTTTCATGCGGTCGGCTGCGGTGATGATCTTCCGGCGGGCCGCGTAGTCGCGCAGGATGCCGAGCTGGTAGTCGATGTTGCGGGTGAGCGCTTGGCCGATCATCTCGGTGACGGCGCCGGGACCGCCGACTTTGACCAGCTCCTTGCGCGCTTCGAGTAGACGGGTGACTTGGATGAGGTCCGGTGTGCCGCCATCAACGACAATCTCGCTGATGGCGCTGAAGACAGTCTTGTGGTCGGGACGGAAAAAGTATTCGTCGGTCAGCTCGGGAATCTCGCCGAGGAGATCGCCGTGGTTCATCAGCGCGCCGAGGACGTAGGCTTCGGTCTTGGGGTCGTGTGGTGTGATCATATTAGGCGTGGCCTCCATCGTTGTCGTCGTTACTGATGATCATCAGAAGGATCAGCATGAAAGCGACGAGCATCACTTGGGTTGCTATGACAAAGACGCTGCTCATTTTCTTTGGCCCTCCGGGCGAGACGCGCGCGACGGCGCTCCCAGCGGTCGCAAGCTGCATCGACGAGGCGAAATGTTTCTTCTAACCATGGTGTGATGTGGTGTTCGGGTGGTGGCGGTGGTTGGTGTTCAGTAGCCATGACGTTTTACGGCTTTCTGTCGTGGCGTGATCTGTTGGCATATGTTGGCAAATGTTGGCATGGCAATCAAGGGTTTTTTGGGAGCATGGGCCATTTTTTTAGGTGGCCGAAATCGCGGGGTTCGCTGACGGAGGCGACCTGACCGCAGATACCGCAGGTGTCCTCGTGCCAGGTCGAGACGTGGCCGGCGGATATGCCGCGGCCGTGGGCTTCGCCGCAGGGGCGGCAGATCCACGCGGGGTAAGCCAGCGAGAAGATCTCGTCGTAGTTGGCCCGATAGCGGTCGCCGTTGACCGGCCGCGGGGTATCGCCTTTGCCGGCGCTCACAACTCGTAGCCCTCCGGTGAGGCGAACTCGTCCTGCGAGAACATGGGCTTGCCGCTTTCTTCAAGGAACGGGAAGTGCCGCAGGCAGGCGGACGCGCGCCCGCGCAGCTCCTTGACCGTCCGGGGCCGCGTCGAGGGATGCAGCAGGTCGGCCAGGAACTGGCGGGTGCGGCGAAGCGCCCAGTATTGCTCGTAGCGGAGGCTCATCGGATGCCAGCGGCCTCCTCGATGGCGTCGTGGGCCTCGGAGGCAATTTCGTTGGATGGCTTGACGCAGCGCTTCAAGACGCGGATGAGGCGATTATTGGAGCGGATCAGCTCACGGACTTGCACCTCCAGCGAGGCGGTGTTGTCCGCGAAGTTGCTGCCGAAGCCAACCGAGCCGACAACCAAGTCGGGGATCATGGTTCCCATTACGCGGCCCTCCGTTGCTGGCCGATAGCCATGCGGCCGAAGAGCCACTCGCTGCGGCGGAAGTTGGCGCCGGTGATGAGTCCGCGCTTGGCGAGGAAGCGGTCGCAGGCTTTCTGGATGGCGGTGTGGCCGATCTTGGGCAGACCCGGCACGCCGCGCTCAAACTCGGTGATGCAGCCGTTTTTGAACTTCATTTGCGGACCTCCTCAAGTTCGGTGGCGAGCTGGCGGACGAGGGCGCGGAGAGCCATGATGGTGGCTATCGACTCGTCGGCGATCTGCTCGAGGTATTCGACGTTGACGTTGAGGTTGCTGGTTTTCGGCTTAACGGCAGCCGCCTTCTTTTTGGTGCCTTTGGCGGTTTTCATAAAAGTATTCACTGAGTATTAGGCAGGGGGTAAGACATTCGCTGTACTAGGGGTCAAAGATTCTTGGGCCTTGATTGCTGCGACTTGGTCGAGGAGTTCCCAGTTATTTGGCTTAAAGTGGGTATTTGGATCGTAGCGAACCATCTTGCGGCCGTTGACTTGATCGTAGGTGAAAAAGGCGAACTGCTTCCGGTCGGGTAGATAGGCGACCAAGATGTCAAAATCGTGCTTGGCGTATGGGCGCTTTATGGTGCTTCCGCGCGAAGCGCAAATGCCGTATCCGGGGCGGCCGCGCTCAATGGTGCCAGTCTTGTTTTGAAACAAGATCGACGGCAGCCCAGGCTTGGTGCCAACGCAGTCGGCGGCGACACCGTCATTAAAAACAGGAGCATAGATATGCCAGCCGCGGCGCGTAGCAGCGTAGAAAAATTCAATGGTATGCGAGTTGCCTTTCTCTAAGTTTCCGGCGCAACCGCCCTCTGCCACCGCAGAATGCTCGCCATCCTCAACCGCAAATAAGACTGGCTGCGTCACGCCTTGATCCCTCCAACGCGCGCCTCGATGCGCGCATAGTAGTCATCGGCGGCCGACCGGCGGGCCACCTGCGGGGTCGGCTCGGTGAGCGGCGCCTCGACCTTGGACAGCCAATTGATGAACCGGCGGCGGCTGACCGCGCCGACACCCTTGTTGCGGCACC